CCAGAATTATAGATTGCGGGTCATCGTTTTGTGTGGCCACTTGCAGGAGTCTGGATTATGATCCCAATGCCCCTTGCCCCCTACTTTGGGGTAGAGCCTTAATTGGTAGCAGCGGAGGGATTTGAACCCCCGACCAAGGGATTATGATGGACGTTTGATACAAAACATATCAAATGGTTGGGCGCGTTTTCTGCCATTTCTGTGCCAACCAAAATCGCCTACTTAACAACCCTAAGATAACTTCTGTTACCGTCCTGCTGTTCGCTAGATTTTTTAGGCAAAGTTTCTGACCCATCTAAACTCACAAAAGTCAGCCCAAAGACTAGCTTCTCTAAATCAGACACATGAATTTGCAGTGTATTCGCCAACTCATGCTTGCTTATGCCGTCTTGCCTCAATGCCAAGAATATCTTTGCCAAGAGCTGCGATATCTCTTTTTGTGCTGGCTCTGGTTCTGTCGTGCGATAGCCCTTCTCAGACATATCCATACACAAAGACCTATAATGCCATTCAGAAAGAAGCCCTAGCGCTTTAAGTCTATACGCAAGAGCCGCGACTGAAACAATCCAGTTTCTCTTTAACTGAATAATGTGCTGAAGCGTTGGAATCTGAGGAACAAGCCCAAGAACGCTTGCTTTTGGCATTAAAAAGGCAGACGCAAAAGCATTGGCTTCTTGTTCTGTGTCCTGTCCTTTAGGTCCGCCATGTTTATGCAAAACCAAATGGCCAAGTTCGTGAGCCGCATCAAAGCGACTGTGCTCAGCTGATTTGAGGGTATTCAGAAAAACAAAAGGCGTTTCGTTGCGCCAAAGAGAAAAAGCATCAACTTCGATAGATCGTTCTTCGAGCGAAAAGACGCGAACCCCCATGGCCTCAAGTAAATGAACCATGTTCTTTACAGGGCGTTCTCCAAGTCCCCAATGTTGGCGCAAGGCGACAGCTGCTGTTTCTGGTGCTTCTGCTCGCAAATCAATAAGGGCTGCTTTTGGCAATTCAAAGCGTTCTTCTATCCAATCATTTAAAAGAAAAGCCAAAGCCCCAGCGCCGAGGGCCGCGTCCCTTTTCGCTGCAGTCATTCTCGCCATTGATCGAAAACTTGCCGTTTCAGAACTAGGAACATCCAAGTCATTCCCGAAAAAGAAATCTACAGGAAAAAGCAAAGCAGAAGAAATTCTCTGAATAGTATCCTCGGCGGGAACTTTTTCGCCATTTTCAAAGGCGGAAATTGAACGCGACGTAAGCCCTACAGATTCGGCCAGCCGAATCTTGTTCATTCCCCGCCGCTTGCGCGCGAGAGCTAAACGCATTGGATTGAACATACCACACCCTAGATATTTGCGGGTTAACCGCGACGAATTACATCTACGTTGAAATCTGGGCCAAAATCAGGCTCGACGTCCGGCAGATTAGGTTCAATTGACATGGAAGGTAAAATGATTCTTTCTTTCCATGCATTAGGCCGCCCATCTCTGCCCGTCGATGCCGGAAGCGAAAGCTCTGCTCGTATCTCACCACCAGCGTAATGGTAGAGTAAAATCCATGTTATAATCCCATCGTTCGCGACCACAACAGGCGTTGGAATAAAGGAAAAAACGGATTGACTGCTATTCGCCAAAACAGCATCGACGGTGCTTGGCCCCTTAGGCGATTTCGTCGTTGGGGTTGAGACGGGGTTTGCCGTATTTTCACAACCAGATGCCGTTGCGATAGCCATTGTCTTGTCTGGGCTAACCACCGTACAGTAGTTATTGTCATCAGATTTAACCCAGCCCAGCGGAATCATCTGCTCTCTAAGGCCGCGTTGTGTTCGATCCCACTGAATAAGAGCGGGAAAGAACGGTGCATCGTTGGCCGTACATGTGGATCTGGCCAAATGCCCCATTTTAAGAGCTTCATGAAGAAGCGAACATGAAAGACCTAACTCATTCAATCGGTTATTGACTTCTTCGGGTAGATGGGCGACTGTTGCGTGCATAAAGGCTCCATTGAAAGAACGCTGGTTCATGTTTTTCTACATCATTTGATGACAAAAAACAAGAACTATCTGCCCGTCCTATAGAATCCGTTCATACAGCAGCTACACTAACCCCATCCAACCGCACCCACGCCATGGTCGTGCCGTTGGCGGCGGCTTGGGTTGCGACGCCGATGGGATATGCGCCGGTTGCTGGGGCGACGACCTGATTGTTTGTCGCGTCCCATGATACGCGCTGGCCGAGCGTAAAAACGGCGGCTGGGGCCTTCGGGAGATCGAAGACGCCCGTGGTTGCGATTTCGACATCTTTTCCCTCAGCGACGCTCATGACCGCGATGCCGAACAGGTTGCCGACGATGATGCCAGCGCCGGATTTTATCCCGCCCGTTGGCGCGGGAACAGTAATCATATGGCCGTTATGAACAAAGTTTTTCATTTCAGACTCCCTTGCTTGAGTTGATGCGAACCTGCGTGATCCGCTCGGATGATTGGGCGGCGATGCGCCGTTCAAGATCGGCCAGCGCATTCGCCATTTCAGCATCGGTCGCATAGGCCACGCGCCTGCCATCATATTCGACGGTGCGGACTCCGGCGTAGCGCGCCTTTAACAGCGCGTCACGCCATGCGGTCATCTGGGCAATATCGGCCATGACTTACGCGCCCGCGTTCATGTGCCAGCCACGCCAATCGACGAAGCCTGCGCCGTAATCAAGGATCACGCGGATTTCCACGCCGTCCACATCCCAACCGGATTTGCTCTCGACCTGCGGGCCTTCGCCACCAGCCAGATAGGCATATTCAAGCCCATCCACCTCACTTGGATCAGCCGTGACGTACCAGCGCGTCGCGCTTTTCAGGCGCGGCTCAACCACAAGCGTCAAAGAATTTGAGAACGGATTGACATCATCCACCTTGGCGGCGGCAATGGTCGCCAGCCATTTCTCGGCGGCGGTTTCCAAAGCTGGAGGCACGAGCAGATATTTCGGCGTCACGCGGATCAGGCGATCTTCATCAAGCCCTGTCTGCGTCCGCATAGCAAGGCGAGCATCCGAAAGCGTCGTGTCCGCAATCACCCCGCCCGTCGCTGCCTTGTTCGCATGATCGGCGTGGAACAGCGTTTTGCCATCATCCATGGTCGGGCCATTGCCAGCCGCGCCTTCCAAGAGAGAAACCAGAGTTTTCGCATCGGTTTCTGCCGCCGCTTGGCCCATGCGCCGCGACATATCTGCAAAAGCCCCAAGATCGTCATTGACCAAGACTTGGCGCGTGATGCCGATGTTCGTGGCGAAGGTTTCAATCTGATAGGCTTCCTTGGCCTCGGCCATCGTGCCGGATTTAATCTCGCCATGTTCGTTCAACTTTTCAAGAAGCGGCGCTTCGCCCAGCATGACTTTGTTGACAGCGCGAAAATCTTTTGCCGTTGTCTGTCGTCCCAGTAAACGGATGCCGGACGGAGCCGCCTGGTAGGCTGCACGGAGCGTGCGCCCCACCGTATCGCCCAGAATGATCCCGAAATCGCTGGTCGTGTGCAAGGCGCGGGTGATGAGCGTCGCGGGCGAAAGCCCCGTGATAGGCATGCCTCGCAACGTAAGAATTTCTTTTGCCATGTCGGCGCACGTCGCATAAGCATAACGCCGCGCGGATTCGGACAGTTGGTGCGAGGGATTAATGCGGGCATAAAGAGCCTCGCCCATCTGTTGAGCGCGTACGGTCGGATCGTCATGATCCTGCACGATTTCAATGCGCGTTTGCTCGGTCCGGATATTAGTGGTTCGCTGCGCCAGCGCGTCAAAAGCAGCCTTACGGGTTTGATCGGGCGAGGCTTCGGCGTCGATTTGCGCGTCGATAAAGGTTTGATCCAATCCGGCCACGCGGGCAATGGTGCGGATTTCCGCATTGACAGCGGCGCGGGTTTCTTTAGTCGCGGGTTCGGGCATGTTTGTTTCCTCCTTACGAATGGATGCGCCGGGATCGGCGGGCGTGGGGACAAGAGAGATTTCTATCGGCGTCCAGCGCGTGGCGGTCAGCGTGCGCTTGCCGTTTTCCTTGCTTTCGGCCCATGCTTCGACCGTGTAGCCGACCGAGATATGCCGTAAGATGCCGGACAGAACGTCTTGCCATACGGGTTCGACTTCGGCGCGGGTTGAAAATTGCAAAACGGCGCGACCGTCTTTGCCGTCCACATTCGCGCTGCGTACCATGCCCAGCACATCGCGCACCGCGCCCTGTCTGTGCGCGTCAAGAACGCTGGCCCCGATAAGGCGCGAGAGATCGACAGCGGCGGGTTCCAGCGACAACCGCTCAAAATACTCACCGCTCATATCGCGACGGCGCACAGGCGCACCTGTGCTCCACACCACCTCAATCGTGCGTGCATCGGCATTAGCAGTTTGTGGCGCAAGGCTCGCGCTGCGGGTTAAAAGATCAGTCATTCTTTTGCTCCTCGGTTTCGGCAACGGGTGATGTATCAAAAACAAGCCCCAGTTCTTCTTCGCGGTCACGATCTGCGGCAATAGCCGTATCGACTTCCTCGGCGTCATAACCACGTTCGGCAATCGACTGGCTGCGGCTTTTGAGACCGGCTTTGATCTGTTCGATTTCTGCTCGCGCATCTTTCAACGGATCGACCCAATCCCATTTCGGCGGCAACCAATCGACAGCCAGATAGGTTTCTGGATTGAGATCAAAATCCTGCGCAGAAATATCGCCGTTCAACGCAGCCATACGCACAAACCGTTCCCAGACGGGACGGCAGAATTGATAAACAATGATGCTGTGTTGAAGCTGTTCCATGCGGCGGCGAAACTCGACCAGCCCTGCGCGGATGCTGGAATAAGTCACGCCTTCCAAATCGCCAGAGACAAGCTCATAGGGAATCCCAAGGCCAGAGGCGATGGCGCGGATGTGGTTTTTAACATAAGCGCCGTAATCGCCCGGATCGGCGGGTTCAGAAAATTGGATGTCCGCGCCGGGCGGCAGCGGAATCAGACTACCCGGTTCCATGCCAACCTGAAGAACGCCGTTGACCCCGCTGCCATTGTTCAACCCTGCCACCGTGCCATCGGGATCGCGGATAAAGCCCGTGAACAGCGCCGCGACCTTGGCTTTAACCAGCGCTGCATCCTCGTATTGATCGAGTTCATGCAGTCGCAACAGGATCGGTGCAAGCCAAGTGATCCCGCGCAACTGCCCCGGCGACAGGACATAAAACAGATGAAGCATATCGGCGGCTGGCATGCGCACCGTTTCATACGCGCCCAAGGACAAAGGATCGTCGGGCCGCTGCCGATAACAATGATAGGCCACGCGCTTGCCGTTGCCATCAAACTCGATGCCTGCGCGGATGCGTGCTCCGGCTCCTAACTCGCTATGCAAATCCAGCGGAACCTGATCGCGGTTCAGTAATTCGATTTGAAGCGGAATGTCCTGCGTCTCGTTATCAACGCGCATGCGACCAAAAGACTCGCCGCCTTCGATCATCGCCCTAAGCGCAAGCGCCTGAAGCCCATAAAAATCCGTCAACCCAGCGGCATCCGCCCGATCCGTCCACCGCGCCCAAGCCTCGTGAAGAATAGCGCGGACATCAGGATCGTAATGGCGCGACCGAGGCTTGATCCCTGTGCCGACAGCATTCGCTACAAGCCCCTGTACAGCGGCGGCAACCCACGGATTATTGCGAGCATAATACCCAGCCCGCCGAGCCGAAACCGTTGCCCCCGACAAAATAGCCGCATTAAGTGATTCGACCGTCTTGGCCTTATCCCAACGCCGCCCACCGCCAGCCGCATCAAACGAGCGGCGGCGCGTCAATCCCAAGGCATGGCGAAGATGGTTCCACATGCGGGGGATTGTGAAGAATCACAAGGGGTTCGTCATTAGGAGGGTTTGGAAAACATTAGGAGCCATTCGTAATTTTGTGTAAAGGCAGCCGCTGTTAAAGCCATAAACGACGTGATAAGCTTCTTCAAATACCAACCTTTTGTGAGCCTCGAATGTCCAATTATTTTGAACAACTGACCTTAGCCAAGAACGCTGTCATCGACGTTCTTAAAAAGAAGGGCATTCAAGAGCGTTACCTAACTTTTGGTGGCCCTGGCGATCCCCCTGAACGTAAGCCAACCGTTCCTACGGATGCTCGCTCTGAATTCCTTGCGAATAGAGCTATGGGAGATTGGGCAGAGAATCTTGTTGCTGCAGCAATTCATGCCGCGAATAGCAAATGGAAATCTTGTCACTATGGCAACACGGAGCAGACAGCTGCAGGAGAAGATGGCTTCAAGGAAATGTATTTGGCTGGCTTAGAAGAAGTCCGTCTCTTTGGCAAACGCCCTGATTTGTTGGTCGTGCCAGCAAGCTCCTCCATTCCGGACGATGTTTGTGGCCTATCTCGCGAAGATTGCGCCCCTATTGTTGGTAAATCCATAGCTGCAATTGAGGTTCGTTCTAGCAAGTTCAAAGCGATGCAATATATGTCTGTTAGGGCAAAAGAAAAATCTGATGGCAAGAGAAGCGGAAGAGACACTCCAAGTTTCACGGTTAAGGTAGAAGATCTCAAAATTGTCTTTCGCTGGATTGAAAATCACAAAATATCACAATGCTACACTCAGGTGTTTTTTGACTGCGTGTGGGGCATCAATGTTCTGGATATCTTTCGAACGATAGGTTCTGGAAAAGGCTTCACAATTGAAACGCCGGAGAAAAGCCAGCTTAAATCGACGATCATGATTCCTATAACATCTGGGATTGAACTTGGAAGAATGACAAAACAACCTTCCTTCGAGGTTGAAACAAGAGAAACCCGTCTTGGGCGCATTGATGCATATGTAAAGCCCGTCGGCGGAAATATCGTTCTCTCAGCGGAAGCCCTTAAAAAAGTTCTGCTTGGAAACAGTTAGGTGCATCTTCGATAATGTCTCCGACAACCCCGTACTCTGAGATCATATCTTCGATAAACTCGTCGATTTGATCTGAACTGATGGGGGCCTTTTTGCGCCGTCGCTGATCCATCTCTGTTAAATAACCAGCGAGTTGTTCAACATGGTGGCGTTGCATCTTTTTTACATCTACGATTTCTATTTCAAGCAAGTCTTTCGGCTCAAATTTTATTAAGCCCCCCCCATATACTCTTCTGTGCGACATTGCTCGTTCTTGTATCGGCTTTGAATTCAGCATCGCCACGAGAGCCGCAATTTCGGCATCATCTAAGCCCTTTGGATAGAGACAATGAAAAGTTGTAAGGTTGGCTATCCCTGCTTTATTAAAGATAAAACGCATCCCCTCACGTCCGAAAACAGCGGCCCATATTGGTGCCTGTGGCCGCTGCTCCATACTGTACCATGGCGTCCTGCAAGACAGGAGATACCGTTTATTTAACCCCAGAGCCTCCCCGTGCTCAATATATGCGAGATCTTTTGAATGTGTGCTCTTTGTAAAAGAAACAAGGAGCGTTCTACTGTCATTATTTTCCAGTCCTGCCAAATCATTTTTAGAAAAGATCAAGCCTGCAACATCTTGCGCTCTTCCTATGCATGGCCGAAGATTTTCAGGGGAAATTCCTATCTCTTCCGCTTTTTTTCTGGTGATGTGAAAATAGTCATTGGCTCCAGTCGCTATCCCGCGACGGCTATTACAAAGCTTACCCAAATTGCTAAGCCCGTCCGATTTGACCGCAACCCCTCGCGCAAACAAATTATCCCATTTAGAAACTTGCCCAAGGATGGTCCAATCGAATTCGCGAACTTCGGCAGACTTCATTCTTTCAAATCGACAATCAGCAAGCTTTGCCCATTCCAGACTCGAAGGCATCTTTGAAACATAGGCAACTTTAAGCTTAGAAGAAACTTTCTGTTTCTTCGTTTTCTCAATCAACAAGACAGATGCTGTCGTTAACGCCTCAGCAAAAGGCAAAGACTCGTGAGAAAAATACACAAGCGAGTTAAGCATTCTGTTTTTATAAAAGAATTTTTTTAATGCTAACCCGAAATTAGCATTTACCCATTCAGCTGGTACAATTATTGCTGCTCGCCCCCCGTCGTTCAGACGGCGGCATATTTCCAATATAAAAAGGATGTATAAATTTGAAAGTTTAGAAAGCTTAATGCCATTTAATCTTCCAACAGAATCGTAAATGTCAAAACTGTAGTTCAGATCATGATGTCTAAGATACGGCGGATTGGAGATAATCGCATCATATGTTTTAGAGGAGTCCAACGTCAGAAAATCTTTCTGAAAAAAACTAATGTTCCCGTTGCACAATCTGGTCTTAGCCCAAGCCAAGGGGATTGCGTCAATATCTACACAATCAACATTCTTTGGATTTGAAACCTTAAGAAGCTCTTCCACAAGAATGCCAGGGCCGACAGAGGGATCGAGGACATCCTTCGGCTTTATTTCTGCAACCCATCTTGCCATCATACTCGCGACAATTTTTGGTGTAAAAAACTGAGCAAGAGATTTTCTGTGGTCTAAAGGGATTTCTCTTCTGTAACAATCCTCAACAGTATTTTCATCGGAAAAAATTGAATCCGGATAATAATCACCTTCATCATAAAGCGAAGATGACAGCAATCGGTCTTCTTTTTTCCCAGGCTTTCCCATAAGCAAATTTCCTCTTAACTTTTTCAAAGACACAGTATCCATAGGCGTTCGCGAACATCAAGGTTATTCGACTTTTTTAGCCCCCGCTTACCCATCTTGACTTTATCACATTTTGCGGAACCTTTGGATCGTTGCGCAAATGCCCTTGATTTTTCTGAGTACACTCCTCATTTAGCCGCAACCCCATGCTTATCAGACCGTGGAGGGCGGCGGTGGCATAGACGTAGGTGTCGAGGGCTTCGTTGCGTTCGCCTTCGCGGCGAGGTTGCCATGACCGAATCGGTCGGCCTCGTTCGAATCGCGTGACGACCCGTTCGGCGGTCAACTGACGAAAATAATCCACATCGCGCTCTTGCGGGAAGTGCATGCAGCCGGGGCCGGATTCTGTCAGGCGCAGGCGAGCAAACAGGGAATCCTTAACGGCATCGACGCCGATGATAAAGAGCGGAACTTTGCCTTTCGTGCGTGACGGGCGGCGCGGCCAGACGGGAATTCCTGCGCCACCGCGTCCCTTGATGCCCCAGATGCGCCGCGCAAGGCGCGTGCGGCAAAATTCGTAGGCCGCTTTCGTGTGATGTCCGCCCGTGTCGATACAGGTTGCGCGGATTGGCAAATCCGGCTGGTTGCCACAGCACGGATATGTCGAACGCAAAAAGGCATCGAGATCGGCCCAGATGCGCGGGCCTGATGGATCGCCCCAGATCACGCGATAATCGACAGACCAAGATTCCTCGTCCTTGCCCCAGCCGACAACCTGCACCTCGATGCGGTCGCCTTGAAGATCGACGCCTGCCGTAAGGATAGCGATGCCGGAGGGCAGCAATCCGCCCCAGCTTTCACGCCACGCCATCAACGGATCGGCCTCGACAATCTCGCCTGCCATGTCCTCCCAGCTTTCAGCCAGCTTGGTGTTTGTCCAGACTTGCAGGCGCGGCGGATCGCGCATGACCTGTCCATGCTCAAGGGCTATTTCTGCCCATGTCTCCTACGGGCTATCAAGCGCAGAGAGATGAAATCCAGCCGTCCGCCCATCGCCCTCAGCCGTTTTGCGCCATTCGCCTTGCGACAGAAGTTTTGGTTTATCGTGTTCAAAATGAATGCCGCCGCATTTCTCACAGATCAAATAGGCTTCGCGCCGTTGTTTGTCAGGCCATTGAATCCGCGCCCATGTGATGGGGGCCATATCGCCGCAATGCAGACAGGGCACGAAGAATTTCCGTTGATCGGATTCAAGATAAGCGGCCTCGATCCGGCTGTGGTTTTTCAGCGTCGGCGTCGAGACCATGTAAATCTTCCGCCGTCCTTTGAATGTCGCGGTACGCTGCACCGCCAGCGCAACAGGATCGCCTTCGCCGCCAGCGTCCGCCGGATAACCATCCACCTCATCCAGAAAAAGATAACGAACAGGCGTCGAACGAAGACCGATGGCGCTGTTTGCGCCTGTCATGACCAATTGTCCGCCGGGAAAGGATTTTCGGAACAAACTGTTTCCGGCATCTTTGGAACGCGGTGGCGACACCAGATCACGCAACACGGGCATGGCCTCGATCATCGGGTCGATGCGCACCGCCGTGTTTCGGCGCACCATATCAAGCGAAGGCTGCACAAGCATGGCGATGCCGGGCGCGTTTTGGATGATATAGCCAATCCAACACAGGCCTGCCTCTGTCCCGCCGACTTGTGCACCTTTCATCAGCACAACGCGCTCATAATGGCTGGAGCTTGACAGCGCGTCCATGACCTCCCGCAAATAGGGCGTGCGGCTTGTGCGCCAGCGTCCGGGTTCCGCCGATGTCGGCGGCAAGAGCCTGTTTTGATCGGCCCATGTCGATACACGGATTTGTGGCTCCGGCCTGATGCCGCGTTGCCATGCCACATCAACGACCGAAAGCATCGCGCAATCCTTCCAGCGGCGTATCCGCAAGTTGTTCCAGATGCTCGCGCATCAGGCGATCCAAAACGGCAAAGGTTTTGTTGGGATCGGCTCCAAGCTCTCCCGCAATCAAAGGAGCCGAACGCTGAACCCACGCGATATGAGCATCGCGTTCGGCACGAGCGCGGGCAAAAACCGTGTTGACGGCCTCGTCGGCGTTGATAAGCGTGCCGCGTTCCTGTTCCAACGCCAGTTTGGCGCGTTGCACCTGAACGATCAGATGCAAGCGCCGTGCTTCCGCCAGCGACGGGCCACCACCCTCTGGCCGCGCCACGCCGCCTTTGTTGCGACGGTCGGGATCGAGGTTGTTTTCCATCCACGACAGGCCAGCCTCGACATTGATCTTGCCATCGGCTTGAACAGGAAGGCCTTCCGCAATCAGTTGCGAGATACGCCCGCGCGTCAGTCCCACCCGCGCGGCAAAGTCAGCTTTGCTTTCGGCATCTTCCTTTAGTTTAGGCATATCGCGCCCCAGACGCTAGAAACCTTGTGCGCTGTGCTCGCCCGCATACGCATCGCCCAACAGGACCCGCGCCGTCTGCCGTGCCAGTGGCAACCACCGTCTGCAATCCATTGCCACGCGCTACGCTTCCGAAGGGATCGAATGTGATTTCTGGTTGACGCGCTATATACGCGCGCGCGTACGCGCGTATAACAGGATAACCAGAAACAGGCTTCGATCCCTTCGGAAACATCAAAAGCTCAAACAAATCAAAGCTAACGAGCATAGGGATTCTCCTCGGCACAGGGGAGCGCCACCAGCCGCAAACCGGACACGCAGGCGCGGCGGTTGACGGGGTGCTGGAGGCGCTCAAACTTCCGATCCATAAGGTTCTGGCTGAACCGTTTTATCGCGCCCGCATATTCGCCCGTCGCGGCGCACCATTCACGCCATGCGGCAAACAGAACAGAAATCTCCACAAACTCATCCGGCGGCGCTTTCTGGCATTTCTCGTCAAGAAACCGTTGAATGGTGTCTTCGTCCGAAAGATAACCCTCTGTCGCCATGCGCACGGCGGTCGGTGGCTGCAGACCCATGACCTGCCATTCAAGGCATCCCTCGATGGCCCATTGCAGGATGCCGGGCCATTCGGCTTTCAGCTTTTCCTGAAGTTCCGGATCGCGTTCATTTTCAGGGATGGTGACAGCGAAAGGAACGAGGTTAAACCGACGCTTGATCGCTTCATCAACATTGCGCAGGCTCGGTTTGTGATTACCTGCGATCATCAGCTTGAATTGCGGCATGTAGCTGAAAAAGTCCTGCCGCATGAAACGGGCGGTCACGGTGTCGCCGCCCGTCAAGGCCTTGATCTTGGATTCCGCCCAACGATGGCCTTCCTCCGTCTCTTGCGCCGTGACAAGGCGTGCGCCGCGCAGCATGGCAAGATCGGTCGGATGGCGTTCGTTCTGGCTGGCCGTAAAAGTCTCCATCGGCGCAATGACGGCATAGGTTCCCAGAATGCGGCTGACCGTATTGAACAGGACGCCTTTGCCATTCGCGCCCGTGCCGTAACCAAAGATCAGAGCGTGGTCGCGTGTCGAACCTGTCAGGCAATAGCCGACATAACGCTGCACGAACTTTATGAGAGGCGTATCTCTGTTGAAAACGCGGTTCAGAAAAGACATCCATAAAGGACAGCCGCCACAGGGACTTACAGCCGTCATTTTCGTGCAATAATCCTTGCGCTCATGGGGCCGCATCAATCCCGTCACCAGATCCACCGCGCCATCAGGCGTATTGAGAATCCATGGATTGGCATCCCAATCATCGGTGCTGGAGGCATGAAGGCGGTCGGCACGGGCCAGTTTTTCTATGGCATAAATCGTTTTTGCGCTGGCGACCGTCGCGGCAAGTTTGTAATTTGGTTCTTCCTGTTCCAGAATTTCACTCGATGCCACGCGCGCTATGGCGCGGCAATAGTCTTTAACAAGCTCGGTCTCGTCGATTTTCCAGCGCTGCCCGTCCCAAAACAGCCATTTGCCCCAAAGGCTCACATAGCGCAAGTTCTCGCCGTGCTCTCTCGTAAAGCGCAGCGTCAAAGCCTCATCGGTGTAATCGAGGGGGCGATCCTGCGATGGGACTTGTCCGCCAGAGCCGCTTGTAAGCTGCTGCCGAAAGATTTCAAAAATCTCAGCCATGGACTCCGGCCCCCGCGCGGTTCTTCTCCCGTTTCGATAATTCCTGCTTGGCGATGTTTGCAACCGTTCGCGCGACTTCTTCCTGATCGAGCGGCGGCACGCAGTTGATCTGGTTGAAACCGAGCATCAACGATAATGTGACATAAGGGTCGATCCGTTTCGACAAGAGTAAACCGGACATTTTCGCTATGACGACGTTTCTTTCTCCCTCCGGCACCGTGTGTGCGACCATCTCGCGCCAGCCTTGCTGAATATGCTCGGATGATTTTCTGCCTGCCAAACGCTCCAACAGCCATTTGGGGGCTTCGGCCAGAGGGACATCGTCGGGATGATGATCGACGGAAATGGCATAAGGCCTATTGGAGGGGTGTATCGATGGAGGAGCTACGATGTAGCCGCCGTCGCCTCTGATATCGAGACCCTTGCCAAGTTTTCCAGCAGAATTGGCGATGGGATAGCCGGGATGCCTGAACAAAATATGTTCCCCACCGCCGCCCGTCAAAAAGCGTACCGTATGCGGCATGGGCCCGAGCGTAAGTTCCAGTTGCCGCAAAGTCTCATCGCCGCCATGTCGCGGATCGACATCCAGCGCAATAAACCCGCTGACAGCGCCCGTTGCAAGGCCGAGATTGAAGGCCGTGCGCTCAAACCATTTTTGCACAACATCGGGATCTTTGCTCGCATCCTTCACGCCCTTGGGCACGCGCCCCGCAAACGGATGCTTGCCGATGCTGTTGCATCCGGCCTTACCGCAAGAGCACCTGACGCCATCGTTATCAAAGATGGGCCAGTTCAGCGGCAGCACCGAAACGCCGAGGCTCGCAAAATACAGGGCATGGTCGAGGACGGTCTTCATCGTTATCGACTTCTGTGTTTATCAAGCACCCAGCCGTGAAACCGATCTCTGAAATTGTACCACTCCTTAGGATGATCGAAGGTGTGGATGTCTGAACCCATGTAAATGCAGGGCAAAAGGCCGCGCGGATCAAGATCGGCAGGAATCTCTTTCGCGAGTTCTTTCTCCATCGCCATACAAAAATCGTCGATCATGTGCAAAGTTTTGTACGCCTTGTAACGCGCAGAAGAGTCGCGCGAGATGAAGCACGCAAACAAGTTGATGTGCCACCGCGCTTCTTTCAGGCTGTTGGCCAGAGAAATATGCTGGTCGATGCGTAAGGTCATACCTGCGCCTCCTGCCGCTCGATCCACGCCACCAGCGTCGATTTGCGTGCGCAGAGAACAGAACCGATTTTGAAGTGCGGCATGCGCACCTTGGCGTCGCTGGTCAGATAATAGACCTTGCGTCTATGTTCTTCGGAGCCGAAGACGAACTTGGCTATTTCGTCGGCACCCCTGAGAAGATCATCACCGATTGTCGCCGGTGCCACCTCTCTTTCTGGAAGCCGTTCTTGAACGGCTTGTTGCGTTGCTGGCATTCTTTGTTACTCCTTCTTTAGGCTGTAGGATTTCTTCGACAAAATGAGCCTCATAGCCATTCAGGCGACGCCATGCCGCCCGAACCTGCAGGCTCGCGTTCAAACTTGTTTTGCTGAGGCAATTGGCATGCGCCGCCATGGCGAGCTTGTATATCTGCTGGGCTGTTGCGGCGGCTGCTTTGCCACACGTTTTTTCCAGTTCCGCAACGCCGCGCTTTTGACCCGCAAACCATGGAATCAGTTGAAATCCGTCCGAAGGCTTTACAAGCCCTAACAGAAGATTTTGCTGTCCGCTTATCGCATACGGGATCTGCGTACTGATAGGCTCCGGCACGCGCAAGAACAGAAACTTCCTGTCGATCAGTTCCAAATACCAATCTTCCGGTGACGTTCGAACAATCCGCTGTTTCAAATCCTTTTCCATAGCAATGCTTATGGGCAGCAACGTCCCGAAGGCCCAAGGGTGTGTTTTGGCCAGAACCTCGGCCACCGTGCGTATGTTCCAAGCAAAGTGCTCGTTCATCAGCGCCCCGATAGAGGCTTTCAAAACGGCATCCATTTGCCACATGCGCCGAAAGCCGCCGTGCGCCTTGGCTTCCTTTTCCGCACGAATGGCTCCGGCGGCTTGCAAAACCCTCAGGCTCGGCAGCGCAAGGCCCGAAGCGGCGGTTATTTCGGCATCGCCGTACAGGGGCATTTCGTCCGTTTCGGACGGCTTCTGTAGGGTGCCGCTCATGGGGAATCAGTCCGTTCATGAGCAATAATCTGACACATGATATACTCCGTTGCAAGTGCGTTTGTTATGAGTTATATCATGTGTACGAGACTTTGACAACCGTTACGGAAAGCTCAATCAGTTTCATGGCCACGATCCGCAAAATTTCATGGAAAAAGGGAGATGGTAGCCCGACCTACGGCTATCAGCTTACCTACATGGATGGCCTAAAGAAACGGCATCGCAAGACGTTTGAGACAAAAGCGGCAGCGGATGCATGGCGGGTCAAGATCGAGGCCGAACTGGCGGATGGCAAACATGTTCCTGTCAGCGCCTCGCGCACCGTTCGCAAGGGCTGGGATGAATGGCTGCGTTATCTCGAAAGCCTGCAACGCGTCGGTAAGCGCGAACGAACAACGGTGCGCCATTATCGGACGCATTTCGAAAAGCACATCTCGCCGCAGCCCATTGCCGACATCGGCATGAGTCAATTGACCCCAGCGCATATTCAGGCGTTTGTCGAAGAACTGGAGGGATCACTGTCTCATGCTCTGGGCATCAAGGTTTATATGACCCTGCGCATGTTGCTTACCTATTGCCGCCGTCGCGGATGGTTGGCCCACAATCCATGCGAAGGGATCAAGCTGGAACGACCCAAACGCTATGACAAACATCCGATCACGATTCCTCCGAAGGAAGATATCCGAAAACTTCTTGCGGCAGCAAAAGAAAGCGACATTACAGGAAAATCCACCGCCATGCTGCGCCTGATGGTCTTTCGGGGCCTGCGGATATCGGAAGTTCGCGGCCTGCCGCGCAAGGCGCTCTCGCTGTCAGGCAAAGCGCCTCAGATAAAAATCATTCAGCGCGCCGATGATTATTGCAAGATCGGCCCGCCGAAATCACATACATCTTTTCGCACGCTCGCCCTGTCTCCGGAAGACGTGCTCGCATTGAAAAAATGGATTCTGGCAACTGGCTTCAAGGACGAAGATTCCGATGCGTTGGTGTTTGGCACAAAAACAGGCGGGGCCAATTCCTACCAGAACCTCTATTACCGCTGGTGGGTGCCACTCATGAAAAAGGCGGGACTGGCAACGCCTGTTCTTAATCGCAAAACAGGCGAACCCGTAATCGAGAAAAAGACGGGCAAAGAAAAAGCCGATCCTGCCTTCACGCCCCATCAGCTACGCCATGCTTTCGCCAGCCTCTCCATCGAGCAAGGAGTCAGCCCGAAACAGCTGCAAGTCATGATGGGTCATTCATCCATAAAAATGACGATGGACACCTACGGCCACCTCTGGAAAGACGATGCCGCCGATCAAGCGCTGGCCGTCGCCATCGAGCGGCAATTGGGGTGAGATATCGACACAGATAGATTACGGGCAACGCTTCGGATAATGCCGTTTCACATGCTTCTTCCCGTTCCCTCTGTGCGGAACGGCTTCTTTTTGTTTTTGAGGGACAGCAGACAAGGCTTCCGCACCAACACAAGGGATTGGGTTTGGCATGTGCAAACAAATCGACGAGCCGTCCTGTTTGAAAAGCTTCACCATCTGCCCATCGTTTAACAAATCGAGCAAAGACTTTCCGCTGAATGGATCGTTCCAGCCATTTTCTTGCAACACATGAAAAGGCACCGTTGCATTGCCATCATCTTTTTTTATC